TATCTTACTGGCGTACTACGATGAGTCTAAAGCTATTCGTAGTAAGCTAGAGTATCGTTGGACTAAGAACCAAAAACTGGTGAAAGGAATCCCGGTCTACTCAGAACGAGAACACAGATCCGTTACTAAACGCCCTAAAATTAGATTTCGTAAAGTATGGTCCTCAGCCGTTAGGCTCCTCTCTTCTCTCTATCAGGCTTTCTTATTCGATAAAAATAAGTTCCAGGTTCGTGGATTCGATGAACTCAATGATTGGAAGAAAGCAAAGATTCTCCAGAAAATGACTGAGTATCGTTTAGGCTGGCTCTTTAGACGCAGAGACGGTTTTGTGAAGTTTATCTGGGCATTTATGGATTGTATTAGTCCAGGTACCTCTGTTATTAAAGTTCATTGGAAATTTAATGATGAGCAGAAAATTGATGAGCCTGTTATTACTACATATCCTTTAGAACAGACTTGCTTAGATTGGTCTGCCTCTACGGTCAGTGAAATGCGCTACGCAGGGTTTGAAAACTACCTCACTGAACAGCAACTCGAAGAAATGGGGTACGATAACATTGATCAAGCAGTGGCTGTTGAATTACCACAGAGCACACTACGAGACACGCGATTTCATGAAACCGGAGATCCTCTTCGGTCTCGAGATGGTTCAGAAGGAACAAACTATCAGAATGGAACAGTTGGATTAAACTTCCCTGCCCCTGGTACTGCCGAGGCTGGACGCACTGTTAAAGACTTTGTGCAATTACGTTATCGCGCACTTGAGTGCTTTTGGAAGCAAGACGGTAAGATATATTTCGGTGTAGTGAATCCAGAAGGTAAAGTATGGCTACAGAAACCAATGGTCAGCCCTTATGGTACAATTTATCCTGTTGCAGTAGGTTCCTTACTCCTAGAAGCCCACAAGTTAATTCCTGAAAGTATCGTGGAGCCTCTTGAAGGACCTCAAGAAGATCTAAACATGACTATGAATCTTCGGAAAGACAACCAATTACTCGCCATGATGGGTGGATGGAGTATTGATAAATATGGAGGAGTTGATCGCCAGGCTCTTTCTAATCTTAAACCAGGCTTCATTGTGTCTCGTAATTCTGGTCAAGGTGTCATTGAACCCATTAAACTACCTGACGTTACTCAGACTTCTTATGTAGAAGCTAACGCTGATCAGACAATGATCGAAGAGATGACAGGTATCACTCCTGTTAAACAAGGTCAGACAAACACTGATAAGACTGGAGTTGCACGAATTAACTTGATGGAGTCTAATGCGAAAGAGCAGTTGTTTACTGCGATTGTTCGAGAGACCCTATTTAAACAGGTTATATACTTACTCGCTTATCAGATTCAGTTATTTGAAACTGATGAAAGAATTTTTAAAGTCGCCAATGAAAGTCTTCGTAAAGAAAAAGGATCTTCAGTTCAAGAGTACGATAACATCTATGACGTGGAGTTTGATATGGATGTTCAAGTTGATGTTGGAACTGATGAAGCCAGCAGAGCTGTCGAGTTACAAAGACTATTTGCCTTCATTGATCGTTCTCTCCAGTCTAATAACGCTATTGGACTTCTAATGAAATCAGGAGTGCAGATCCCCAATCCAACAATTGTGGATACAAGCAAAGCTTTACAAGATATTGCAGAGAAACTTGAGATAGACGATTTTCAGAAGTACATTATTCCAATTACACCTCCTCCCCCTCAAGGGCAGGAGTTATCACAAGGAGCGGCAGGTGCTCAGGCTCCACAACCAAATGCACAAGGTGAAGCGCCGGGAGATTTTGAACAATTTATGCAGCAGATGTCGCAATAAATTTAAAGGGGTGGGATTATGAATGAAGAAACATTTGAAGAAGGCGTAGAAGAATACTTTGGTCCAGACCCAGACTACGAAGCAATTGACCACAAAGAGATAGTTCAAAAGTTAGAGGATAGTAGTTTCTTAGAAGAAATTAGAAACGCCCCGTCTTGGCGTATCTTTAGGGAAGTATGGAGACGAATATATAAACAAGCGGAAATTCAGCTTGATAATGTGAGACCCTCTGATACTGCCAAGATCATTGAATTGCAATTAACCAAGCGGTTCTATCGCGACGTGCTATCGGCCACTATTAATAAGATTCGCGCTGATGGAAAGGCCGCTTTTGAACAGGCCAAAGAACGAGGATTTTTAGACAGACTATTTCCTAGTATGAAGAAAGATTTGTAAGGGTGGAGTTTCGGTTCACAGTCCGTATACTGTGGTTCGAGTACGCCCTACTCGTAAAAAGTGAGGTAACGCAACATGGACAAAGAACTAAAAGCACCTCCGGCTGATGCTAAACCGGAAGTCAAAAGTGAAGTTAGCGACGCTAAAGACACAGAAGTCAAACAGCCTGTTAAATCAGGCAATTCCTTAGCAGATAGGACTAGAGCTGATATCTATGAACGATTTGATGCTCAGACCACTAAGGGAGAATCAGATACTTCATCTGAAAAAGAAGAATCTGCTACAGACTCAGATTTAAAACAAGAGTCTGACTCGGCTCAACTCTCCGATAAAGAAGTTGAAAATACAGAGAAGCCAACCTCTGTCAAAAAGGGTAGAGGACCTAAAGCTGACGCCGACGATCAGAAGATGGTTCCTTTACAGGCATTACATGAATCTCGTGAACGCTTCAAAAAGTTAAATCTCGAATATCGCGACTTTAAAGCTAGTGCAGTTAGTCAAGAAAAAGAGATTAATGAACTTAAAGCTCAATTAGCACAGCTTTCTGATAAGCTTCGTAACGATTCATCTGTCACATCTGAAAACGATTTATCCGAGGAGACTGATGTAGAAAAACACCTCCGTCGTGAAATCTCAGACTTAAAGAAGCGGTTTCAGGTCGATGAATCAGAAAAAGCTAAGGAGGCAGCTTTGAAAGCACAACAGGACCAACAAAAGAAAATTGAGACAGAGACGCATGATCTAACTAAAGAAGGATTCCCAGGTTTTGACATTGCTGTGTTAAAAACCGGAGTCAAACTACAAGAACTAGTGACATCAGGTGAATTAACTGAATCAGAATCTTTAGACCCCGATGTGTGGAAAAAGGTGTATAAAGAGCATATCTATCCAAACATTAAGACTGTATTTGGCGAGAGAGAAAAAGAAGAGATTATGGCAGGTAAGAAAGAGGCTAAAAAGAAAGCTAGCTTAGTTGCTGATCCTGGAAAAGCTCCTGAAAAGAAGGAGAAAAAAGAGGAAGAAATCACTTCATATGATCAATTCGTCAAGATGCAGATGAAAGAACGTATGGATGATCACAAGAAAAAGTTCTACGGTAAACGATAAGAGATTAAGTAATAATGCCTCTATAGGGTGGGATTTTCACAGAAATCTATGGAGGAATCAAAATGTCACATTTATGGGTAAATGATAGTAGTGTTCACTTTAGCCCTGAATTGTCTAAGTTTTTGAGATACTCGGCTCAGCCCGGTCTCAAATTCCGGCAATTCGCTGACGTTAAAGACGCCATGGGTAAAGAACAAGGCGACAGCTTTAACTTTCCCAAGGTTGCTAACGTCTCCGCTATTGGTGGAACATTGACAGAAACCAGCACTATCCCCCAAGCCAGTCAGACAATAACGAAAGGGACTCTCAGCATCACTGAGTATGGAAACAGCGTTCCCTTTACGTTTAAAATTGATACTTTGTCTCAATTTGATCTTGAGATGATAATTGATAAAGGTCTCAAAGATGATATGGTTAAGGTTTTGGATGCTGCTGTGCATGCTCAATTCGACGCTTGTAAACTAAGAGCTGTTGGTACCACAACTGCCGCTCAGACCGTTACAACTGATGGAGTTGCAACTGCAACGAATACGTCTGCTCTCAATGAGTACCATATTCGTAAAATGAAACTTGAACTCGAGAAACGTAACGTCCCCACATTCATGGGAGACTCCTACGTGTTCTGCGGTTCCTTAGAAGCCGTTGAAAGCTTAGAAGGGGCCATGGTCAGCATTAATCAATACAGCGAAATTGGATATGAGAAAATATTCAATGGTGAACAAGGAATGGTTCATGGTGTTCGTATCGTTAAAGATAATAATGCTACCCGCTACACCTACGACCTGAGTGGACGTACCAGAACTGCAAAGTCTTGGTCCGGCGCCAAATCAGGTGAAGGGTTCATGTTTGGTAAAGACACTGTGATGGAAGGCGTTGCCGTTCCTGAGCAGATTCGTGCCAAAGAAGTCACAGACTATGGTCGATCAAAAGGTCTCGCTTGGTATTTCCTC